TCAACTAGTAAATCAAGTGTGAAATGAGAACCAGTGCCTGTAACAACATTACTAGATGTGCTACTTGTTATTACTCCGTCTGCTATTTTTGGTGGAGTATAATCTACAGAAGAATTTGATAAGAATAAATCAACATTTGCAGCTGTTTCATTTAATAAATCTTCACTTGTTCCATAAGACACAGATACAACTTTAGATGTTACATTAGTTCCAATCGTAGTAAACATTCTAACATAAGAATTAACTGGAACAAGATTAGCAATATTTGCACCAAATATATTATTAAATGTTATAGTATTACTTGCACCTATATTATTTGGTAACATTGTAATGAATGTGTCATTTGAACCAGTAATATAATTTAATGGGTATCCATTTGCAGAGAAGTCTTCCATTACAAAATTAAAAGGAGCATCATCTGCTTCAGCAAATCTACCAATAACTTGAGTACCAGTTGGATGTAATAGATTCAATAATGTATCTTTATATCTTGCAAATTCTTTTTGTAGTGTTAATTCGTAAGTAAAGTTATTGTAAGTTTTGCTTTGTAATACATTGTAACCACTAGGGAATCCAGAATCATCAATATAATGACCGTTAGCTGAGTTTAATCCACTTTGGAATGCAGCTGTAGCGGTTGCAGTACCATCACCATATTGAATCATACCATTTGATGAACTGTATCTAGTGTCTGAAAGTATGAATATGGATGTTTGGTCTATACTTTGTGAAGCAATTAAACCATTTGTCATATTCATACTAATAAGACCATTGTTTAGGTCATATATTGGAGAACCGTAAGAAGGTAATCCAGTATAATTATAAACTCGCAATCTATAAGTATTGGTTGTAGCTGGTGTAAAGTATGGTGTTGCTATAGTTATTGAATCTACAATAGCTGTCCATGTTTGCGCTGTTGGTTGACCTTGATATACTAAATCACCTTTTGAAGGTAATTGTGCAAAATTAAGATTATTAACAAATATATCTTGAACTCTTAATGAAACACTTGGTGTTGAAGTGTATCCTGTACCATTATAAGCTAAATTAAGTTGTTTTATTTTACCAATTTGTGAAGATGTTACTTGGAACTGAGCGCCTTGTCCTAATATACCAGGAACAACTAATGAAGCATTTGCAGCTGTATTATTAACTGATTGAACTATTATGTTAGGTAATGTGCCAACATATCCTAATCCACCTAATGGATAACGGTCAGGATTATTATTTGACGGATAAACATAATAAGCAGAAACAATAGAACCTGCTGAGTTTACAGTAACATTTGCATATGCACCATAACCGGTACCACCAGAAACAATAATTGTATCATTATTTGTGTAATTTACACCACCATTAAGAATTTGAATAGGTGCAAGAATACCTAATGTAGAAATATTACCAATATAAGAATTGTTTGCGTATAATGAACTACTTGAGTTTGCATATACATCTGTGTTATAGTATGATGTTGCAGTAACAGTAGGTGCTGTTAATATACCACCACCAGGTGATGTTACTGTTATTGCAGATATTGGTGATGTATTAAATGATATAAATGAAAATGCATTAGCTAAAGATGTGTTAGCATTTGCTATTGCAATATTCGCAAAGCCATAATTGATACCTGCATTAGAAGTATATGTTCGACTAACGATATTTGCAGAAATACCTATTTGTAATGAAGTATTACTTGCTTGAGTATAGATTGAATTGTTAGGAACAAAAGATGCTAATTGTGTATTTCTTGGATCTAAAGTGAATATTTGAGCAGTTGCACCACCACTATTTGGTATATTGATAATAGAATAAGCATTATTTGCTAAGTTATAAGATGTATAACCATAACCTTCATTTGCAAGACCAATAGATGTAATTGAACCAGGAGATACATTACTTACATAAGCTAATGCACCAAAATTAAGATTTTGTTGTGAAAGGCCTCCATAAAATACAACAGGGTCACCAGGATAACCTGTTGTTGTATTTGCACCAAGATAATATAAACCTTGATTTAATGAACTGAATGTTAATTTACTTACTCGACCAGCAACTTGAGCTTCTAAAGGATCCCAATTAGGTGGTAAATTACCAGTTTGTTGTAGTAATTCCGGAGAAGAAACCGAATATGTAATTACTCCGTTTGCTGTATCATAATAAGCATATTCATTTAAATTATTAATAACATAAACAGTTTCACCTGTTAAAAAAGTTCTTTGAATATCGGAAACAAAAACTTCTGTCGTAGTTAAACCAGTTTTTACTGCATTGATGGTAGCAATAGCTTGAGATGTGATACCAAATACCCTTAAATTATCTACAAATAACCAATTAGGGTCAGTAGTCAATAAATTCAAATACACTGGTATATACCAAGTACCAGCAGAAGCTTTAATAACTAATTCTTTAGTATTAAAAATATCTACATCAGAATTATAAAGAACACGGAAAAGAAACTTGTATGAAGCTGGTGTACCTTTTGTTCGATACATTTCTCTTGCAAATTTTATGACATTAGCTTGATTGGTCGCTGTCCACTCTGATGCAGGAGGAAAATATGGAAGAAAATCATTTTGGAAATAATTAATAAATTCACTTGTTGTTTCATCAATATCTCTATAATTTAAAAGATTCTTTGTTACGTCTTCTAAATTTCCTGTTTGTTCAAGCCACTCATAATAAGCTTGTAGAAATAAAACAAAAGTCGAATAATTAGGGTCGTCCCTAATATAAGCGGGCAGCTGAAATGGTACTAATAAAGAAGTTTTTTGATTATTAGGTATCATTATGAGTTAGTTTTAGCTATAACATTTACTGAAATTGCAGATGGATCATTTAAATCAAGTGTTAATATTCTATTGAAAGTTGATGATACAATAGATGTTGTTGGTGTTGCTTGAACCGATAATTGGCCAAATTGATTATCAACAGCAAGTGGATTAAATGAATTTAAAGTAATTATTCCATTAGAGTAATCAATTACACCAATATTAGAATTAAGAATAGTTTTAACGCCAGCAGAATTAAGATAATACAATCTTAATGTTCCGTAACGACCATTTAATGTTACAGTAGCTGCACCATTTGTTCCTGTTGTATCGTAAGCGGCTGGTGTAATTGTTGCGGAAGCAAATGTATAATTATTGCCTGAGCTTGTAACGGTAATTGTATTAAGTCTTCCTGTTGTATCAATAGATGCTGTTGCAGTTGCACCTGAACCATCACCAATAATAGTTACTGTAGGTGCTGTTTGATAATTAAAACCAGAATTAGTAATTGTAATTGAAGAAACACCAAATGTAGATTGTGGTATTTCTTCAAGGAAAACGCCATCTATAATTTGAGTCGGATTAATTGGGTTTGTAAACTGCATAGCAGGAGAACTACTTGTTGCAGATGTAAATGTACCTCTAGCTAATGGTGAGTTATAGTATAAATTATATGATTGAGATGTTGAAAAATTAGGTATAAATTTCTTTTGTAAGAATAGATTATACTCACTTGTAATAATTGATGCATCAACGCCTTGTATCGCACTTAATAAATCATATGCATTGAATGTTGAATTGAAAGTGTTTAATGTGCTAGTAGCAAAATTTTGAACACCAGCAATTACAGCTGATTGAATTTGTGCAGCTGATAAATTAGTATTTATTGGATTGTAATAAACATTAAGATTCAATTTAATGTATGTGTAATCTGGATCAAGAATGGTTGGTGTAACAGTTACCACAGAAATTGGATCAATCACTTGAGTAATCAATTGAGATTTTTGTGCAGATGTTAAGTTATAAGCACCTGTTGGTTTTAAAGAAATAAACACTTGACCATAAACAGGCGGATTATTTTGTTCTCCACCCCATACATTAACGGCATCAAAAGTAATGCCTAAATTATTTTGTTGAATAGCAGTAATATAATCATTTTTAGTTACAGCACGATTTTGTGCTGAGTATGATTTAGGTGCTTGAAATTTAATTGATGCAATAGATTCTTTATCTGAACCATTCGTAGCAGGAATTAAAGGATAAACTGTTACTGTTCCGTAACCATTAATTGTATCTAATAATGTAAAGCTATTTGCACCTGCAGCTGCGGTACCATTTGTTGATAGGTAAGATACATTAACAATTTGACCACTTGATAAAGCTCGACCTAATACACCATCACCAAAATAGATTTGATAATTTCCTTTTGGTCCTTCTTGTGTAAAATAAACTGTAGATTCTCCTGTGAGATTTAAAAAGTCTGTTGCAGGTGAGTAAACAGTTGTGTAAGCATTAGATGATGATTGTTGAACAGTTACTTGTAGTGTTGATAAATCAATATTTGCGTCAGCAATCTCAAAAGTTGTTGTTGGGTTGCCAACGGTATCTACTGTATATGAATAAGAACCTGTTACTGCTTGTTTGATTTCTACATTAGAGAATACAGCAGTATTGCTAGAAACAACAACAGTTGTTGCATCTACAGTTAGAAATGTATAGTTTACGCCATCAATTGAATTAGATAAAAAACGAGTGTATTGTGGTAATGTTAGTGTTGAATCTGTAACATTATATACGTTCATACTAATCGTAGCAGTAGGTGCTATAGCTGAAGTTGGTGTATAATTTAATAATTTTGCTTGAGATACGACAGAAGACCTTTGAATAGCTGAATCGAGAAACATTTCGTTTCCGACCATATTCAAATAGAAAGCATTATACTGTGTATTATATGCTAAAACATCAACCAATGTTCTTAATGCTGAACCGGTATAGTTATAATCTTTTAATACATTTTGACTTTGTAAGAACGCAATAAAATTGGTTGTTATGTCATTAAAATCAAGTGTTGAAAATTGAATATTAGTATTAGCTGCCATTATCGGTTTCTCGTAAGTAATAGAGTTACATTAGTTGGTTGTGTATTATTTCCTATAAAAAATGTAAGTCTAACAGAATAAGAATTGTTATCAGGCATTGCTGAAACAAAGACGCTTTCCAATTGCGCTCTAGGTTCATAGTTGTTTATTACATTTTTAATTTCTTCTTCTAAAGCATTTGCTGTTGCAGCTGAGGCATTTTCAAACAACAAAGCATTCATATTTGAACCGACATCAGGTTGAAACGGTCTTTCATAGAAATTTGTTAATAATAAGCCTCTGACTGAACGAATTACTGCTTGGTCATCATAACTTAAAACAATATCACCTTTACCTGGTTGTTGTTTAAAGGTCAAATCTATGTCAGAATATATTTTTTGTAAGGTTGCCATGTGTTATTTATTACACCTATACTGATGTTTTTGTTAATTTAAATTGAATCCACCAGCTGTTATTGTACCAGAAACATTCTGACTACCGTTTTGGTTTATATTACCATTTTGGTTTAAGTTACCGTTCAAATTCATGTTACCATTAACATTAAAACTGCCACCAACATTCAAATTCATATTACTACCAACTGTTGTGTTTAAAACGCCACCAACTTGTAAGTTAGCATTTCCATTTACTGTAATATTGCAAACACCTTGTATGTTTACATAATCGTTACCTGCAATAACTTCGTAATTGTTACCCACAACTCTAGTAACTTTAGATCCATCAGGTCTCATTTCTGTATATGTGCCTGTTCTATGAGCTACATGAACCCTTTCATAGCCTGGCGTATCATCAAACTCCATAACATGACCAGATTCAGTTTCTTTGACATCATTGTATGGAGGAACTGCATTATAAGATGGTGCTGGTTGAGACCATGTTGAACCATCAGCAGAAGAGATACCTTTCACAACACCTGCAATTTCTTTACCTAATACTGTTGTTGTTGCATTTTCATTACGATATAAACGACTTGTTGTTGGTTCACCTAAACGATTAGGGAATGTTGTTGGTGCATTTCCAAGATATGATGGTGAGGCTGCAACTTGAGCAGATGTTCTTTGGTCTGCAAATCCTGTTCCTGGTGTTGCCGATACGGTTGGTATTCCAGGAACTACACCAAAGTAACCTGGAAATTGACCAGATGGACCATCAAAGAATAAACCAATAACATAATCACCTTCTTTAGGTGACTTATTGACATTTGATACATTGACAGGAGTAATTGGATGTGCCCAAGGCAAATCAGCCGAAGGAATAAGTTGTAGATTTTCTG